GGCATAATAGCCCCCACCCTGACACTATTACGCATCTATTTATGTATGCGTATAATTCATATTGGAATGATATTAGGTTGTTGCTGACACCGCTGGTGCATCAGCATCAATATTTGCTGCAGTATCACCAAATAAAACGTGATTATACATGAATGTTACGCTAAACTCTTGAATTGCATCAGTTGTGTCATATGATAAATCAATTGCAGAAACATCTGTGGGAAATGCATCAATTAATTTATATCTACGACTTGCAAGACCATTAATCTTTAAGTGTGCAATGTCAATAGAAACTTTATAGTCAATATTTTGTGTAGTACGAATATCTGCAGTAGCGTCTGGATTATTGATATACTTTAACCATCTATCAAATGCTTTACGCATTAATTGTTTGTTATCGTTAACAATTGTAATTGTCCAGTCGCCATAAGTTCTATCTCCAGGAAGTTTAATTCTTCTTCCTCTATATGGAACTTCAATAACTCCAACAGATAATGCTGGAATTGCTGCAGATTTACATAATACAGTAAAATTACTTGCAATAGCATTTCCAGTATCTGCAACGCCAGTAGGCAATCTCAAATCTACTGAAAATAGATTTGGTTTTGCTCCAGCACTAAGTGCAGCTCTAAAATTTGAGATATTAAAAAATCCGGCCATGATTATTCCTTATTTTGATATTTTTATTATAGTTCAGTATAAACAAAATAATCGTATGACCAAGTACATGTAAATTCTTCAAGTGTATCTGTAGAGTCATATGATAAATCAATTGTCGAAATATCACTTGGCCATGCATTTCTTAGTTCACATTTATATACTGCAGTTCCACTTAAATCGTATTGAGTTACTGTGATAGTTCCAAAGTCAGCATCAGTAGCACCAGTTCTTTTTGCATAAGCATTTACGTCACCAAGGTTAGTTGGTGCATATAGTCTTTGCAAATCTTCTAGCGACTTTCTGATTTTCTGATTCTGATCGGACATGATTGTAGTTGTCCAATCAGAGAATGTTCTATCTCCAGCAATTTTGTAGCGGCGACCAGCAATGAATGGAATTTCAATTGATCCCAGGGTTGATCCTGGAAGCTGCGCCGCTTTACACAAATATTGGAACTTTTCTATCAAACCATTGTCATTTAAATCTGGGATTGCTAAAGTAACTGTAAATAGATTTGATCTAGCTCCAGTAGCAATCGCTGATTTTAATCTTTCTAAACTGGTGAATGCCATTTTATTCTCCGTTGTGTTTATATGCTATATTTATCCGCCAGTTACTTCGGTAAACGACACAGATCCTGCAACGGAGACAAAATTAAGCTGAACAAAGTTAACAGAGCGAATTGGTTGAACGTAGATATCACAAACAAATTCATTGTTATTTACAACTGAATCTGGATTGTTTCTTTCGTCGCAAACTACGCTAAATGCCGTAATACCTCTTCTAGCTTGTACGCTTCTTAGATATGGAACAATCAAGTTGACGAATCCACTTCTTGTTGTAGCATCGTTTTGATCAAACAATACTGCATTAGCTGCATCAGAAATTGTTCTCTGTAATTCAATGAACAATTTACGGACGTTGATTCTATTTGTTGAAACGGGCTTTGTTGTGAAAGTCTTGTCGCCGAATAGAACTGTACCACGACCAACTTGTGTAAATACTGGATTTACTGCAGTCTTGTAAAGAGTGTCACGCTCATCTTGATTTGGATTGAATGCTAGTTTGACGATGTTTTGAACACCACCATTTGCATATCCAGCAGGCGATAACCATGGATCTCTTGTTGAATCATTTCTAGCAATGATACCAGCAGTGTCGCCATTCAATGGAACATAAACATATGTGTCATTGTATTTGTCGTACTGATACTTCCATCCACTATCTGCAACAACATATGTAGAACGTGTGATTGTATCTGCCCATGTTGCAATTGCACTTGCTTCTGAACCAGCATTGTTAACAACGTTTGCTCTTAGTGGAGAGATACACGCAACAACGTCTTTTCTTAATTCAGCGACGTCAGAGATGATTCTATTAACAACTGTTGCATTTGATTGACCAGCAATGATAATTGTCGCTGGAACTTCTTGCTTGTTTGCAAGTTTTCCATAAGAAGTAATGCGATCACCGTCTTGAATTGTGTTGCTATCAGCACCACCAGCTAAAGAATATGTCTTTGGCTTAGATACTGCTGTGTATGTTACTGCAGCACCAGATGTGATGAATGCGTTACCCCAGTTTGTTCCAGCATTGTCATGCGCTGCCCACCAAACATAATTTGAGCGATCATTGATAACTGTCTTATAATAGTTTGTACCACCATTGTCCGATCTAGCATTTGAACCTTTTGATAAGTATCCAAACTTTTCTAGAACGTATCCAGCTGTACCAGTAATGTCTCCTTCTTCGTCAACAATTGCAACGTGTAGTTCATCATTAGAAGCGCCTTGTGCAGCAGCCGATGTTGATGTTCCTGGAGCTGAGTCAAACTCGCTAAAGTATTCCCATCTACGAGTTGCTGTTGCTGATGTTGCGCCAAGTGTGCTGTTGATAAGCTGAAAGCATTTGCATTGATTGTGTTGGAAACTCTAATTGTGCGTCCATTTAGAGTAACATAGTCGCCAATTGTTAGTTCTGTGTTAGCTGCAGAACCAGAACCGATAACTAATGTTCCACCAGCAGCAACTGTAAATGTTCCAGTTAGTGAAGAAGACCATGCATTTGCGCTTGGACAAATAGAAACTTTAATTGAATTTCCTAATGAACCAGCATACTTTGCTAGCCATGGTCCAACGTTAAATGATGCTGTGTTCAAATAAACGTCTTTATTTTTAATTAGAAGTCCAGTACCAGATGTACCAGATCCTGTTGTTGCTTCCGCAGTAGCATTTAGAGGTGTGTTTGCTGTTCTAACAACGAATAGTTGATTAGAATATCCTAGAAAGTTAGCTGCTGAAAGAAAATCAACAATGTTAGTAGCATTTGGCTTTCCAAATTGAGCGACTAGATCAGTTTCAGAAGTTACTAGTGTTGGATATTCAATTGGTCCCCAACGGAACTGACCAGCAAATCCGCCAGCAGTAGAAGCAGTTACGGTTTGCGAAGTCACCAAATCTTGTTCAGTAACTTTGATTCCTGGTGAAATTAAACTAATAGCCATTGAATTCTCCTTGTTATAATAATTTTATTATTTTTTGAGTTTACTTCAATTTATTTATAAAAAATCGCTTTTGTGTGTGCTTACGGTGTCCCAAACTTGCCCACCAGAATCAACAAATTGTGTTTCGTCTTTTCCGGTATTTATAAAGCCAAAAGGTGTGATTTCATCTTCAATCATCTTAATGCGAGCATCGTATAATTCTTTTCTGATGTTTATGTTTGTTAGTTCTTTGAAGTATGAGTTTGTTGTGAGCCATGAAAATAGCACTAGAGGCATTACTAAATCGTCGTGATATCCTTCATCAGCAGCAAAACTATCACGCTTTTGAATGAATGTTGAGATTTCTGAGATTGTGTCTGCGTCATGAATTAGAAGTTTCTTTTCTTCAAGCATTGATTTAAAGTTTGAGCATCCAATGCGTTTTACTTTTTTATCTGTGATAACACCAAGTTGTGTTTTTCCGTTACCAAAGCCACCATTAACGACTTGTCCTTGAGTTGTTCTGGAAACTGATATGATGTTTTCGTATTCGTATTCGCTATAAAGAATTTCTGCGACTTGTTCTGATGTGTTGATTTCAATTAGAACGTATGCTTCGTTGTATTCTTTTCCAACTTTGTTTATAATTGACGGATATAATAGTGGACTAATCTCATTGTTTCTATACTTACCAACCATTACATAAGGCATTTTTGTAATGTCTAGAATAACGAATGCTGAGTAGTCTGCACCAACACCTTTTGCTGTATCTGCAACAATAACATAAGAATGATCTTTTTCTACTTTTTCGTATATATCTAAACCATCCTTTGAATGAATGATTTGATTAGCTGACATTTGACCAATTGTACCAGAAGATATCAGAGTCATGCTTGAACCTAAGAAGTTGCATAGAACTTCTTGATTAAATTTAATTTCTCCTAATAGTTTTCTTTGTGTCTCTGCCCATGCATCATCTCGACCAGGAATCTCCCAATACGGAATGAATAGATTAACAAATCCATTTCTATTATTTTCAGCATCATTCCAGAATTTCCAGAAATGATTGTAACCTAGAGGAGTAGATGACAATAGAATCTTTGTAGTTTCACCAGCAGAAATTGTAGGATAGACTGAAGTGAAAAATTGTTCTGCAATGTTGTTTGGTATGATTGCTGCTTCATCAACATAAAGTAAGTTTACTGACTTACCACGAATACCAGATGCACTTGTTGCTGCAGTAAATACGATTGATCCGTTCTCTAATGCAATGTCGCCCTTGTTCCAAGTAGTGACACCTTGCTGCAACCACTTAGGAAGATTTTCATACATGATTTGATAACGATATAAAACTTCTCTTGCTGCACTTGCTTTGTTTGCAAGAATCGCTACAGTCTTGCTTGATTGAAATAATGTATACCAAAGAATGTATGCAGCAGATGTTGTTGTCTTGCCTTGCTGACGTCCTTCCATGAGAATAACTTTTCTATTCTCATGAATAATCTTTACTTTTTTCTTTTGACACTCATATAGTTTGAATGATTGAAGACCATGATCAAGTGTGACAATTTTACAATATGTTTCTATAAAATATACTGGATCATTGATACATTTCAAATACTCTTCAACTTCTTCTCTACTAAAGTTAATCTTTACATTAGATGCTTTTAGTAGAGCATTCCCTAGATACGACTTTGGTGCATCATTCATTTAGAGTTAATTAATTTTTGTAATTCTGCTGTGCTACCAACAAATAACGAATTGTTTGTTACATTCTGTGGTTGTTGCTGTTGCACATCTTTGCCTTTAGCTTCTCTTACTTTCTTGCTCAATTCAATCAAATCTTTGTTTGTGTCAGAAAGTGTTTTAATCAATTGACCAATGACTTCATAT